CCGAATTAGTTACTTCAGAAATGTTAGACAGTTTTGTACCACGAGTACAACCACGCTCACGACCTATTACAGTCGAAGACCGTCCAGCTGTTATTTTACCTGAAGGTAATTATACCTATTATGGTACTGTCCCAGCTAATCAAGCAGTTTATCCTGTAACGAGATCAGAGATCAAACCATCCGTTATTCATGGAGAAATTAAACCACCTACAACCGCACCAGTGTCATTAGATAAACGTGAGTTTGGAGAGACGATTGCTCGTTATTTTCAACCATCAATGCCAATTAACCCCAAAGTCAAAGCACTACTTCAACAAGACGCCAACGACATTAACGACGCACTAGATAGTTTTAAACTAGGTGTTGTTTCCGAATTTGAAGCCATTAATGGAAACAGCAAATATAAATATTTTGAGAGGATGAATATGTCAACATCTCCCGGATTACCATATAAGAAGATAGGCGTAGGAAAAGGAAAAGAACGTTTCTTCTCCAAAGACGCAGATGGTAATTACACTGTTAATGAACCTACACTACGCAAAATGATCGATGATCGCATTGCTATGGCTAAGAAAGGTATTGCGATTGATTCTATGTGGATGGATATTCCGAAAGATGAAAGACGTAAACCAGGTAAGAAAACACGCATGATTGTAACACCACCTCTAGATTATCAAATCGTTTTCAGAATGTATTTCTTAGATTACATTGTCAGCTATTATAACTCTGCACTTAAAACTCACTCAGCAGTGGGAATCAATCCTTACTCTATGGATTGGACGGAAATGATGAACAATCTTAAGAGTAACTCTGATGTCGGAGGCGACGGCGATCATACACAATTTGATGGTCACATGTTAACCGATTTTCTCGAAATAGACATTAATGCTATTAATCATTATTACCGATACGAAGCAAACCACGAAATCTCATCTCTAATTAGAGAAGTACTATGGTACGAGATGGTACATACACCTACCCAATGCGTAAATATTGCTTATTGTGTACATTGTGGCGTCCCTTCTGGATGCAATTGTACTACAATTATTAACACCAATGGTAATGATAAATACTATAAACTGTGCTGGCTTGGACTAGCACCCCCTGAAATGTGTGATCTTAAACACTACTATGATCACGTTAAACTGTATTGTTATGGTGATGACAGTATAGCCTCAATTAAGAGAGAAGTTTTGCCTTGGTATAACCTTAAAACGATTTCCGAACATTTGGAGATTTATAATATTAAATTTACTATGGCTGACAAATCCGGCGAAATATTAGAATCAAAACCTCTAGAACAATGTACATTTTTAAAGAACGGTTTCAGAAGAGATGGTATGGTTTATCATGCCCTAATGGAAGAGAATACTTTGTATGAGATGGTGAATTGGATTAGAGATAGTGATGACGATTACTACGCCACCATGGTAAATGTGAACATGTCTTTAATGATGTGGTACCACTATGGAGTTGACAGATTCCAAATTGAGAGAGCAGCATTATATGAAGCTCTTGTTAAAGCAGGCAAGCAACGCGGTCTAGTTCCCCATTTATTAACTTATGATTACTTAGATGATTGTTTTAGAACAGATCGTGTCCCTGTTGCCGAAGGTACCACCGAAACAACACCAACACCACAAAA